GAGTACCGTGCAGTGATGTGCCAACAAAGCTAGAGTCGCTCTTGCTCCATGATGAATCGCCGCGAAGGCCGGATTTAAGAATTACACCAAGTGTTTTCATGATGCTCCTTTATCCGCAGCAGTTGCAGTTGCAGTTGCAATTGGTATTTCGATAAATCCGAACGGTGTTGTCGGAGGCCACTTGCACTAAGGCATTGACCGTCGCCCCACCGGCGACACCATCCCCAGTGTTCCCGCTGTACTGAAACGATGAGACAGCAGTCGGTCTTCCGCTCACACCGGTCCAAGGCACACTGCCTGCACTGCCTGCACTGCCTGCACTGTTGGCGTAGTTCACCGATAAGTTCGCCGGGTTGTAGATGTAATGGGTTAAGCCATCGTTGCCGCCCCACAGCCATGCAGGTTGGCCGCCTTGTCCTGCCCAATTGAATGTCATGGCAGCACCTGCGCCACCACTTTGAGACAGTGTGGAGGCTTTCGTTGCTGTCACTGCGTTGCCGCCAACAGCCAGCTTCTCAGCATCCAACTCATTGAGCGCAGCCTGCACCGTAGTGGCTGCAATGTTGCCTGCTGGGGCGTTGCCAACCAGGGCAGCGCCGCCGGTTGCTGCAAGGTTCGTGCTCTGCACTTTCTCCGCATCCAACTCATTCTGCGCCGCCTGCATCGTGCTGGCTGCGATGTTTCCGGCTGGGGTGCTGCCCACCAGTGCAGCGCCACCTGCTGCTGCCAAATCGGCTTTGAGCGCAATCGATGCCTGCACGTCGGCAGCCGTGATCCGCAGCCCAACCACCACCCCCGCAGAAAAGGCCCGCGCCGTCGTCCCCTCTTGGCCGCGCATCACGTTACTTAAAATCGCCGAGGCTGCGGCGCGGGTGCGCACATAGACAATTTCGATGTTGCCGCTGCTGTCTTGCAGCGTGGCCTTGAACCAGTCCATCGTCGTCGCCGGCACTGATCCCGTGCCGGTATTGGCCACCGGGAACAAATCCGCCTTGGCCGCCTCCACCGTCAGACTGGTATCGGTGCTCAGGATGCTGGCTTGCAGCAGTGAGCGCGCGGCGTTGGTAAATAATTGAGGCATATCAGGTTTCCTTCACTTTTATTGGGAGATTTCCCGAATGCTCAGCGCGTCGGCCCGGCAGGAGGCGTAGGCGAGGTTGATGTCGTCACCTTCTCTGGTGAGCCGTTGGAGTAGCGCAGTAGCTCCGACTGAAAATAACCCGGCGGCTTCGGCAACGTCGTCAGCACGATGGCCGGCACCGGCGGTATCTGCACTTTGGGCGTTACCACCACCGCCCCCACATCCCGTTGCATAGCTTGCATGTGGGTCGCGCAACCGGCCAGCAGGGCCAGCAGCAGCGCGCAGGCGGCGCTCGTAATCGGTAACGGCCTTTTTGTTGTGGGCATCTTTTATCTCCTGGTTGTCCTTGAAATTGCGCAGGGTCTTTTCAGTCGCTGCTACCTTGGCCCGCTCCTCGTCCAGCAGCTTTATCGCGTCGGCCTTCTGAATATTGACCTTTGCTTGCCACTCTGCCTCCGCCCGGTCATAGCCACCTTGGTCGATGTTGTGATGTACACGCCAAGCGCCCAGCAGCAAAGCTGCAATCAAACTTCCATAGAGCAGCCAGGTGTAGGGGTTGAGCCAGCTCATTGCGCCCCCAGGCACTTTGCGTGCGTTTTGAGTCGGTTTGTCCAGAGCCCGGAACAAGTGCGGTTGCCCGGCGCCGAGCAGTCCTGCCCGTTCGATTTATTCCAAAGCAGGATGGCATTGCAGGCACCCACGTAATCCAGCGCGTTGAGCTTGCGCACGACAGTCGAGCCGCAGAACCCCGAGGCGCCAATGTTGTAGCTCAGGTCCACGTACAGGTCGTACTCGGCTTGATGCAGCGGCGCAGTGACGCAGCGCTTGAGCGCACCCTCGAATTTACTGGCGTCAACCAGCGCGCGCTGGATGGCCGGCACTACCCTCAAGCTGTCCCCGCGCTTTACGTTCTCAGTGGTGCCGAACCCCACCGTTGGCACCTGCCAGCCATACGTCGGGACTGGGTAGGCCTGCGCACGGTAATCCTCACGCATCAAGATGCCGACAAAGCCCGCTGCACTCAGGCCCAGGGCGGCAACGGCAACGCGCACGGCGGGGGTCATGGCTGATTGTCCTTATTAGCAGCCCGGCGCTTGCAAGTTGGAACAAAGCCAAACCATCCGAAGTGCACGAACATTGGACGCCACACCCGCTTCCAGAACCACTCACAAAGCAGCGCGAACGTGTAGATCGCAGCCAGCGCGGATGCAAAAAAAGTGCCCGCAGACGCAGCTTCGGCCCAGCTCGTGACGCCGACGGCAGCCCAGGTGCTTATGACTTTGGTAATTGGGTGATTGATGTTGTCGTTCATTTTTATTAAACCTCTTTGACCTTGACGACGATCTCGGCCTGCTTGACCCGCCCGCCCATGGTGGTGAGCGTGGTGGTGACTTTGTAATTGGTGCCATTGACCCCGCCGGACAGGAATACCTTGACGACCGCGCCCGTCAGCATGGAATACACAAGCGTGATGCCGGGGTCCGCTGATGTGACCTGGCTCAGAGCGGTGTCGCCGCCCATTGAAGTCAGATACTCACTGAAGTCGATGTCGTAGTCCTGCACGTCGGTGGGTTGTTTGGTGAATTTTTCAAGTACAGGCATGGGTCAAACCGTCACAGAGACGTCCTCGTTTTCACCGGGCACGATGACCCGGTTGTTAAATCCATGAACGCGCGCACTGTTGTCGAGTGCCAGCACATAGGCAATGAAAGCTGCCGGCACCATGGCGCGGTAACTGGAGTCGGTCGTCACGCGGCCCGTGATGTCGCCCGCCGCAGTAGTGGCCAGCGCACCTTCCAGCGCTTTCAGGATGTCGGCGGTCAATGCGCCGGGGTTGACCAGGACTTGCCCACCCGCCAGCTTCACCATGCGGTCGGTCTGTAGGCTTGCCGCTTGTGCGCTGGTTTGCGCGCCTAGCAGGGCTACGCCCGCGCTCTTGCCAACTGTGCCAGGCTGTGCGGTTGCCGCAGCACCTGGCAGCACCGCGATACGAGTAGAGACGACTGAGCCCGCCAAAGCGGTAGCAGCGGCCCCAGGGAGCGAGCGTGCCGTACTCGCGGTTGGCGTGCCTGCTTGGGTAGTTGCCGCAGCACCTAGCAGCGACACCGCTCGTGTGGCGGTGGGTGCGCCGGCTTGAGTCGTTGCCGACGATCCTGTCAGCGCCTTCGCTGCCTGCGCTGCTACCGACCCCGCTGACGCTGTTGTTGATGCGCCTAGCAGCGCTACGGTCACATCACTCATCGGCTCGCACGCCAGCTCGAACGCCAGCAGCTCGCTCATCGCTAGTTCGAGCTGTGGTGTGGACATTTAGTTATCGTTTCAAGAGTTGGTTAGCCGGTCGCCCTTATCAGGCGAATCTGACCAAGGCGGTGCTCGCGTCGTTGGTCAGCATCGTCAGCGTGAAATTGCCCGCCGTCACGATCTGCGCGCCGAAGGTATGCGCGCTGATGGCTCGCATGGCTTGTGTGCTGTTGTAAAGCAGCACGGCGTCAAAGGCGGTGGCCAGCGTCACGTTAGTCCAGGCCAGTGAAGCGCTCGGCGTCCAGAACGCGGTAGTGCCTGAGTTGGCTGGTTCGGTCGCGTTCGTGACCGTGACGCCGCCTGCGGTGTAATTGGTGCCAGTGACCTCGCCGGTGGCTGAGTACGCAGTCGTAGCCGCATTGACCGTGGCCGAGGCCAGGTACAAGGCTGCTTTGAGGGCGTCCTTCGTGGTCGCCGCCCGGATCACCGAAGTGCCGATGGCATGAATGCCGGACAGAACTTCTGTCTTGAACGATGTGCAGATTGCGGTGGTGTTGGGCATAAATGACTCCTTCAGAATGAACCGGCTTGCGCGTTCGATTGCGCCCCTTGCAGGATGCAAGGGTGGGATGAGTCTTTGATGATTTCGCCCGTGGCGTTTTCGGTGTAGAACTCGCGGAATACGATGAGCTCCGGCGTCACCGTCCACTCGTGGTGGTAGGTCAGGGTGTCAGCCGGGACATTGCCTTTGGACGTGTAGATCAATGGGGTGTCGGTCATGATTTATTCCTTGGGCGCCACGGCAGCCGACGCTTGTGCCTGCTCGCCGATGGCGGTTTTGAAAAGTGCGAGGTAGCCAGCCGCCAGTTGGGCGTTACCGGCAAACTCTGCATCCATACCCCAGGCGCGGTACAGCACCCAGTCGTGCAGCGCATTGCCCCACTGGTCGGCCACACTCAGGTTGCCGGTGACGGCGGCGTAGGTCAGGCCGGAGGCCGGCTCGGGGATGTCAGTCGGGTACACCGGGCACACCAGGTCAAGCGAGGATGTGGCCAGAGCGGGCGGATAGACGTAGAAGGTGCGCGGCTCGCGCAGGTCGTACATGAAGTTCGTCGCATCGAGTTTGGCCGTAGCCGCCTGCCAGTCTCGATCAGCAGCGTCCATCAGCGCCATGTCAACCTTGCGCAGTCCCTTCTTGCTGGCCGTGTTGCGGGCGATGTCAATCAATTGCACTGCGCTGACCGGCAGCGTTTGACGCGCACCGGCTATCAGCGGGGTCACCAGGGTCTGGGTGGCTGCGTCCGGGCGCTTGGCCACGAGCTCGCGCTGGCCGTCATTGAGGTCGCGCACCAGCTTGTCTACCGTCCAGCGGATGCCGTCCTTGTCTTGCAGCTGCTCGGCCACGCGGCGGATGATGGATTGGGCGGTGATGGGCATGGTGTGGCCTTAGCAGAATTTGGTTTTCACGCGCGGCGTGCTGGTGGTAAATCCGCGCCAGGCGTCAACCGAAACAGCGTTGATGGCGCCCTCGAAGTGGGCGCCCTTCAGCTTTGCCACATCGGGTTGATAGAACTCGGCCCCCGGCACAGCCAAAATCGCGGACAGCGCACCATTCGCAATGTCTAGGCCATACAGCTCGAACAAATCATCCGGCAGGCTGGTAGCACTCAAGCTTGGCGCGAGGGCCACCTGAACTTGGCAAGCCAGCCCAGCAGCAACGGCATTGCCCAGCACAAAGGTTTTACGGTTAGCGCTGACCAGGCCTTGGCTTGCCAAGTCAGAGCTAGCAAAATCCTTTGGGGCATCGCGGAAAGACAAAATAGACAAAGGGTTGCCGCCCAGCGTCGCGCGCTCAACCCGCACCACATCGGCCCCGGTGGGCACATCCAGGTCGTACTCCACGCTACCCTCTTTCGACAACACCGGCTCCAGCCACTCCACCCAGGCACGGGTGCGCCGGAAAAAGCGAATCGCAGCGCGGCGCGCCTCAGCCTCCAGCAACGGATTCGGGCAGGTCGCCGCATAGGGCGCTAGGTACGGGACGAAG